ACAACATCAAGTTATTAATGAACAATGGCAAAATTTAATGATAAAATTTCAACGATACTTAACAGCCAACTACCAGAATTCGTTGTTGCTGACCACCCTAAATTTGCCGAATTTCTAAAAGTCTATTATCAATTATTAGAATCAGCAGAATTATCTATTGACACCATTGAAGGTACAGATGGTATAACTTTAGAATCTGAAACAGGTCAATCAAATAATTTAGTATTAAACTCTAGCCGTAAAGATACAGCAAGAACATTATTAGACGCTAACGATAAAATTTTATTAGAAGAATCTACTTTTGGTAAATTTACAAGAGGTGAAACCGTAACAGGCCAAACTTCAAAAGCAACTGCTGTTGTGTTAGTAGAGGATATTAATAATAATAGATTAATAATTACAGCACAAGATAAATTTATAGATAATGAAATTATTATTGGTTCTAGTTCAGGCGCTCAAGCAAATATAACTAATTACAAACCTAATCCTGTAAATAATATTGTTGACTTGGTTAACTTTAGGGATCCTGATGGTGTTATAAATCATTTCTTAAAAAATATGAGAGATGAGTTTTTAACAACTCTTCCTGAAAATTTAGCTGTAGGTATTGACAAAAGAAAACTAATTAAAAATATTAAATCAATGTACAGGTCAAAAGGTTCTGTACGAGGTCACGAAATATTTTTTAGATTATTGTTTGGTGAAAATTCTGAAACAATTTATCCTAGAGAACAAATGCTTAAGGCTTCAGATGGTGTTTTTGATTCTTTAAAAGTTTTAAGAGTAATTGCTTCAATCGGTGACGCTAATCAATTATCAGGTAGAATAATTACAGGACAATCTTCAAATGCAACTGCTATCGTTGAAAATTCTTCTCAATTTCAAATTGGTACCGAAACGGTTACTCAATTAATTTTAAATGAAGACTCAATACAAGGCACATTTACCGTAGGCGAAGAAATACAAGGTACATCATCCGATACAGATGATTTTTTTATTAAGGCAAATGTAACAGGTATTCCTGGTAATAAAAATATTACAAATGATGGTTCATTAAACTCAACAGATGATACGATTAAAGTAACAGCAGGTGGTGTTGGTGCATTATTTCAAGTTCAAGAAATAGGACCTGGTAAAATTACTGAAATTGTAATTGATAATGCTGGAACAGGATATAACATTGGTGATAATTTATCTTTTACGAATACTAACACAAACGGAAACAATGCAGCTGGTTTTGTTAAAATTGTAAACGGTGGTTTTTCTGGCGAAGACAATACAACAGGCATGTCAGCTGGTGACAGAATTGTTTTAGAAGATGAAACAACTAGAGGTGATTCTTATACAGGTGATGTAATAGTTCAAGAAAAATTTACAGACTTACAAATGATTACAGATTTCTTTATATCAAATAAAGGAAATGGTTATACAACAACACCTACCGTATCAGTTACATCATCAACTGGTTCAAATGCAGTTATAAGAGCTTATGGTGATGAAGTAGGAAAAATTGTAAAAGTTAAAACGGTAGAATTAGGTAGAGGTTATGAAAATTCTCCTACACCACCAACTTTAACATTTTTTAATAATGTTATTGTAATTAATGTAACAGGCACATTTATTTCAGGTCAATCTATAACAAGTTCATCTGGTGGTTCAGGTACTATTGATAGTCTTGATAGTAATAAAGGTTTATTAAAAATAAAAGATGTGTCAGGAAACTTTAATGTAAATGATACATTAACATCTCAATCTTCAGGTACTTGTACACTTAAAAAATCAGATGTTGCTACTGCTTCGGTAGATGTAGTTTCTATAGCAGACACAGACGGTCAATTTATAAATGAAAAAGGTAAGTTATCTGAAACAACAATGAGAATACAAGATAGTTTATATTATCAAGACTATTCTTATGTTATTAAAGTAGGTCAATCAATTGTAAACTGGAGGGACGCATTTAAAAAAACAATGCACACTGCTGGTTTTTATTTTACAGGTCAAGTAGATATTGAATCAAAAATTACGGTAACTGCTGGTGGTCCTGTTAAAGGTGTAACTTCAGGCAGAGAAGAGGTACCATTCTTACAAATTGCAAATACATTATTTGCTACTATATTTGGTAGAAGATTAGGAACAACAAGTGATGGTACATCATTGAGAGCTAAACCTCACGAAAGTGGTACTTTAGATGTAAGTAATGATTATAGAGATCCTTTTGCTTCAAATACTAGAGATATCACATTGACTAGAGAAGATATAGAAATAGATTATTTAAGTAGAAGAAGAAATTTAATTACAGATACTAGTGGTGTTTTGCATGATGTAAGAAGTGGTTATGCATACGCAGGACCAAGATTTGGTAGTTTAAATAGATTTCATAATTCGGCTTTTGGTTTATCAGCAGCAGATTCTAAAGCAAATACATTTGAAAGACTAAATGAATTAAGAGTTACAGGTACAAAAACAGATTTAGATGGTCAACAAGTGCCTTTGATTATGTTTAATTCAGAGGTAGGTAAGGCAATTAAAACAAACTATGCTTTTCCAAGTCAATTTGCCGCTAGTGCTCATTTATTCAGTAATACATTAATAAAATTTGATACTACAAATCTAACTTTTGATGATACTACACCATAATAATGTTTATAAATAGTAGTAAGGAATAGGAAACCATGGCAATAAATTTAATTAATAGAGGCTCTACAGCAAATGACGGAACAGGTGATAATCTCCGTGCAGGTGCTGAAAAAGCCAATTCTAACTTTACAGAAATCTATACAGCGATAGGTGATGGTACAACGATTAGTGGTATCGTTAAATTTGCTGATGATAGTTCTACGGTTACAAGTATTTCTGCCAATGGTGAAACAATTAGAATTTTAGGTGGTACAGGTATTACTTCAACTATTTCTGGTAATAACCTAACTTTAGCAGTAGATAACACAATTATTACAGGTTCATCAAATACCACTTTAACTAACAAAACAATTTCAGGTACCGATAACACAATATCAAATATTGGCAATTCATCATTATCAAATAGTTCAATAACGGTTTCAGATGGTTCTAATACTTCACCAGTCGCATTGGGTGGTACTTTAACTTTCGCAGGTACGGCTAATGAGGTCAATGTTGTAGAAAACGCAGGCACCGTTACAATTGGTATGCCTGATAATGTTGTAATTACAGGTAACTTAACCGTAAATGGTACTACAACAACCGTAAATTCATCTACAATTGAAATTACAAACTCATTTACTTTTGAAGGTACAACTTCAGATAATTTTGAAACAACTTTAACGGTAATTGACCCTACAGCAGATAGAACGGTAAGTTTACCAAATGCGACAGGTACGGTAGTATTAGAAGATAATACTGCTACATTAACAAATAAAACTTTGACAAACGCAGCTATAAATGGTGCAACAGGTTTAATTAATTTAACAAGTCAAGAAAATAAAATAAGATTTAATTATAATGGCACAGGCAATTTTCCTAGTTCAACAGATTACGAAGGTATGTTTGCTTATGATTATTCAGGTAATAAACCATATGTTGCAGATACGGCTGGTTGGGTAAATATATTAACAGAAAATGATAGTGTTGGTTCATTATCAAATGTAAATATAACAGGTGTTGCTGATGGTAATGGATTAATTTGGAGTTCAGCACAAGGAAGATTTAATGTTGGCGCTTTGCCCTCTACTGGTTTCAGTATTGCAATGGCGGTAGCTTTATAATAAGGAGAAAAGATGGCACAAAACTTTAGAAGATATGTAAGTAACAATGTTGGTACTTCAGCTGCTACAATATATACAGCTGATAGTAACGATACTATTGTTGGAATATCTGTTGCTAATGTTGCCTCTGCTACAATTAATGTAAGTGTTTTTATATCAAGTGGTGGTAACGACATACACTTAATTAAAGATACACCAATTGTACAAGGTTCAGCATTACAAATAATTGACGGCGGTGCTCGTTTTGTTTTACAAAGCGGTGACGCATTAAAAGTTATATCAGATACAGCTAGTTCAGCAGATGTTTGGGTTAGCGCTGTTGATGATATATCAACATAATAGGTAAATATTAAATGGCATATGTAGGTAATAGACCAGCAGACACTTTTCACACAACGGTGAAACAATCGTTTACGCCTGATAGTTCTACTACAGCGTTTACATTAAGTCAATCCGTTTCAAATGAAAACGAAATAGAATTGTTTATTAATAATGTAAGACAAGAGCCAGGAACAGGCAAAGCTTACACAGCAAATAACTTAACTCTAACAATGTCTGAAGCTCCGACAACTGGTGATGATATGTATTGTATATTTCAAGGTAAGGCACAAGGCCATCATTTCTTACCTGATAGTGCAATTAGAGGCACACATATACATACAACTTTTGACTTAACAGGCAAAACGGTCACATTACCTGCCGGTACATTATCTCATTCAAAGGCGACAGCAACTGGTGACGCCTCAACAACTGCTTTTACAATAACAAGTGGTAGAACGGTTGACGATATATTAGTTTTTGTAAATGGTATCTGTTTAGTTCCAACAGATGACTATACAATTTCGGGAACAACTTTAACTTTTGCAACGGCACCAGCGGCCTCAGCAGAAATAACAATTAGGTTTTTACCAAAGTAGGATAAAATGGGAAGTATAACAAGAAGTTTTGCAAATAATATTTTAGCAGCCGGTAAGTTTGATGGTACTAAATTAACAGGAGATATTCCTGAGGCCAACTTATCTGCTAATGCTCCAGCATTTGATGATAATAAAATTGTCAATGACTTATCAACATTAGGTTTACGAGTTCATACACAAGAAAATTTAGCTGCCTCTAATACCAACTCTCAATATGTAGATGTATTTCAAGATTCTACAGGTTATACAAATGGTGCTGATACAGCAAGAACAACGGATGAATATGTAGCAACAACTTATCAAGCCGTTACAGAATTTCAAAACGATAGTAATACGGTTTTATTGTATCACTTTAATAATAGTTTAGCAGATAGTTCAAGTAATAATGTTACTTTAACAAATCACGATACAGACCATGCTTACTTTAATTCAAGTAATAAAAAATTTGGTACTCACTCATTAAGAATGGATGGTGACGCTAACCAAGCAGTTTATACACCGGCATTAGATGGTGTTGATAATGCAGTTACTTCAGTTTCAACAGGTGCTTACACTTTAGAATGTTGGATAAAATATACAGGTCGTTCAGGCACAGACAGAATTTTCCAAATGGATAATACAGGTAGTGACTCAGCACCTTTTACAAGTGGTTCAACTCCTGCCTTATCATGGGGTTATAACGATAACTATTTAAATGTTTATGGCAGACATGGTGGTAACCACAACTGGGATGTTCCTGGCACAGCAACAGGTTCAAATTATACTGAAGCAGCTTTTCAACATCATGCTTTAGAAAGAGATAGTTCAGGAAATTTACATTATTATATTGATGGTGTGTTTAAAGGTGAACAAAGTGGCTGGGGTCAAAGTTTACACCAAAATTATATAAGATTAGTATTTGGTAACAGGTCAGGTACAACTTCAGAGGGTTTTCAAGGTTACATTGATGAGTTTAGATATTCAAATGTTGAGAGATACAATGGATCAAATTTTACACCTAATCAGGTATCATTATCAAACGCAACAGGTAACTTTAGTTGTCCAGCAATTACAGCTGGTAGTGCAACTACAAAAATGGGTGCAGTAATAACTTACCAGGATAATGCTGGAACAA